TTATTTGTTTTCGGAATTACATTCCGGCAAACCGGTAATGCTGGTTAGCAGTGATAATATTCCGGCCAGCATGGATGTGGAAATTACTAATTTCGTGTCTATCTGCCCAAGTACAGTTACGGTTCCAATTGTTGCTATGGCGGTCTGCGCGACAGTCTTTATTGCCCTGATACCGGCACATTTAGCCCATTTTTTCCAATCTTTTGCTTTCATGTTACCATCCTTTCTTTTCAGGGTTGATTAAGCCGTTTATCATTAGAGCGATTCGATTATTATCCATACAGTTCAGCAATTCGTGATACGCCTACATAAATTTCGGAAATTTTATACCATGTAGTATAATCGACTGTTCCGGTCTGTGGCAGTCCGAATACTTTCTGGAATGTACGGACTGATTCTGCAGTTGCAGGTCCGTAAATCCCGTCAGCAGTAATTTTCGGAATAGCAGGATAAGCACCTGCTATGACATTTAATTGTTCCTGCATCTGCAAAACTTTATTGCCGGAAGAACCAATTTCCAGAGTATAGCCAGGCCAGGAGGATGGGATGCCGGAGATGGCTTCGGCGGTGTTAATGTACATGTCGTCACCGTAGTAGTAACGGAGAATTTCGATAGGGGAATAGCCCTGGTCGCCTAAGGATTTGGATCCCCATTGGGTCAACCAAATTGTCATAACCTATAAAGTACACGCAAACTCTTGATCTTACTGGGTTTGCAGGCATTTTACCTGTATAAGAAAAAGTAGATTTTAAGAGAATCATTCTTACGATCGTAGATAATCTTGTCGATAATCTGTTTCAGAGCTTCGTTCTTTTGCACGTATGTATAATTGTTGGAGATGAGAATATCATACACGCTCCGGACCTTCTGCAGCATAGCATCTACCGGATCCTGATCAGGTTTATGTGCTGCCTTTTTCAATTCCTTTAATTGTTGTTCTAAGGATTCCCGTTCTTTCTGAATGATAGCTTTATTCGCTTTATATTCTTCCAGTGTATCAATCCCTTCCCGGTAGGAGGCTTTTATTCGTTCCTCTTTGCCGGTTAAACTTTCCAATTGTTCTGTTATAGCCTTGCGCTCATCAAACTGCTCTGTCGGCTGATATTCACGCAATTCATAGACAATATCTTTGGTATCCAATATTTCTTTGATGCTGGCCAGAACTTCCTTTTCAAGGACCAGTGAGCTGATGCCGTTCGGTTTTTTACATTTACCTTTACTATATCCGTAGCAGGAGAAGTAAGAATATTTTTCCCCATTGACTCGTTTCATAGTGGTTGAGGTTAAGGTGCGTCCGCAATCCGGGCATTTCAGCAGTCCGGAGAGCCAGTGCTTATAAGTGGAAGAGGGGCGCTTGCCGACCGGCTTGTAGGTGGCTTTAAATCGTTCCTGTGCCGATTCAAAGAGTTCTTTTGATATGATAGCCGGCTGTTGCCCTTCTGTAACAATCCATTCGTCCTTATCTTTGATACGATTGGTGCTGTTCTCTGTCCGGTTCCACCGGATCATGCCACAATAGGAAGGATTTTGGATGATGTATTCGACAGATCTTCGCTCAAATGGCTTTCCGTGCGAAGTCTTGAGTCCTAAAGAATTTAGGTATCTGGCGATATCAAAGAAGCTCATGCCTTCATTTGTGTATTTTTCGAATATAGTCCGAACAATCTTTGCTTCTTCCGGAACAATCACCGGCGGCTTGCCATGCTCCACAACCTTGTAGCCAAGCGGCGGACGTGCCTGGTATGCTCCGCGGAGTGCATTTTCTTTCATTCCACGATGCACTTCACCGGATAACCGGATAGAGTAGTATTCATCCATCCATTCGATGATACGCTCGATCAGGCTGCCGAAAGGATCATCGGAGAGTGGTTCAGATACGCTCACGACATCTACATTGTGCTGTTTTTTTAATAGAGATTTATAAACGATAGATTCTTCCTGATTCCGGGCGAACCTGGAAAACTTCCATACCAGGATCTGATCAACCGGATGATCATCACCTTTGGCCAGTCCGATCATCTCCTGAAAGCCAGGACGCTTGTTGGCTTTTCTTCCGGAGATACCGAGATCTGTGAAAATCTTCAGGATTACAATATTGTTCTTGGTTGCATAGTCCCGGAGGAGATGCTCCTGGGAGTCCGGAGAGATCTCTTCCTGATCATGAGTGGATACACGGATGTAGCCGTATGCATATTTTACGCTCATTGTATCACCTTCCTGTAATTATATGTGCGACGTCGCACAAAAATGAGTACAAAAATAACACCTATACGGTGCTGGATTTTTGTGATACAATATTCTTGTTCAGGGAATGTTATATCGTGCCTTGGCACTGTATAGTATTCAATAAGCCGTTTCTGTTGGTAGCAGGGACGGTTTTATTAATTATTCATTTAAATGTGGTGGACAACATTTTTTACAAGGAACATATCCTAAATCTATAGCATGATTAAAGGGAATTTTCTGGCAATTAATAGACCCGCTACAATGAGGATTAGTGTGGTATTTTTGCGTTTTCCGATTAATCCAAATATAATTTTTCACCTCTATATGTATGCCAAGTGCTTGCTCTAATCGACTAATATCATCTGGGTAAGAATGACAATATTCATTAAGTGAATTATTAATAGCACCTTGTAATCGGGTGTATGGTTGTTTGAACCGAAAACAATTAAGTGCAAATAATAACCGAGAAATTCCATTATACGCAGTTGCTTTATCAGCACGTAAATGTTGCTTGGCGGAGAAATTATATACTCGACCACCGTGTGCAGCTAAGTTTCGGTATTCTAAACATAGAAAAAGAGTATCGGAGAGCAGGTCCTTGTAGTATTCTTCGTTTTCATCAGATACTATGTCTCCGTATAATTCTCGAATTAAAATGTCACGTTGCTTCTTTTTTAGAAATCTTATATAATTGACCAACGTACCAAAGTATGCACCTTTGAGGAGTATCCACGGAGGTACATATCCATATTTATTCCTATAGTATTGAATAGGTTCTTTGTTGGATTTTTCAGCTAAATCAAACAGTGTTTTTAAAATTCTATCTCTTCTAAAATAAGAATCAGAAACTTTTTTGTCTCGGTAATTATTTTTCTTTAAATATTGATGATGATCTATACCGAAATCTTTACCTACAATATTAGCAACAACTGCACGAAGATGTTCTTCGATGTCTATCATAGAAAGTAGAACAGCATTGCGTAGATTGTGATCTAAAGTAAATAATGCAAAAATCTGTTCAAATGTTACGCCGGGATTATATACTTTTTCGCCGTATAAACGGGTAATGTAAGGATCTCGGTAACCATTGATAATATTATAATAACCATAAGTAGATAATTTTGCCATTGCAGCAGATTCGTCGATAATAGTGAGTTGTTGTTTTTTTAGTTTTTCAATTTGTTCTTCTACTGTAGTATATACATAATCGTTCATGTGCAACTCCTTTGTATACAAAAAGAGCCCGAGAAAAAATCTCGAGGCTCTTCTTGTGACCGGATACCAGCCATTTCACTAAACAGTGATATTATATCATATGTAAAAATGATGTCAAGTATTCCTCGAAAAAAATTATAAAATTGTTATAAGCCATTTTGTGTAGGGTCTAATTTATCTTTCCCAATTGTTAAACGGGAAATATCTAGTTAAATGGAAGTCCTTCATCTATTGAATCTGGGATATCCATAAATCCGCTAGCAGTCTCGTTATAGTCCCATTCTTTTAAAAATCCTGCATTGTAAAATGTAGAATAACTTCCACAAATAGGACAGAAGCGAGCATTGGAAGGTAAAGGTTCGTTATAATAACAGTCATTATTGGAACATTTATTCACAAGATTTTCCCCACAAATTTGACAAAAATTCCCTTCTACATCAGTTTCTTCGTTTGAACAGTTTGGACATTCTGTTAATTTTCCATTTTCGTGAGTGTCTAATTTTGGATAAATCATATTTCCATCTCCCCATTTTAGTGTATTTTTACCGCCGCATATTGGGCAATAATTATAAGTTTTAAAAAATTGAGCATTACATACAATGCATTTACGTTTATTCATAAAACGTCGGTATACAAGCATCATTTTTTGTGACAAATTTAATCCAGTTATCAATTTGGCATCCGTATCTATTAAGTCGATTCGTGTTTCAGCAGCAGCGACAGAGAGGCCAAAAGTATAGGCAACATTGCTTACGGATTTATTTTTTAATGTCAGAAACATTGAGACTGGAGACAAAACATTTCTAGCAAAAGCATTTGCTTCGTTTTCCAATACACGACATTCTTGTTTTGTCAAAGATGAGGCGATTTTATCATTGCGTAACATTTCTGTTTTCTCAAAATCTACCAAGTGATTCAAATATATGTGTCCGAGTTCGTGCATTAATGTAAAACGAATGCGCGTAATTGGTTTAGAATCATTGTATGCAATTGAATAATAATCATTTTCTAATATCGTTTTACCATCTGAACTTCTTAGGCAGGTACATACTTTGTCTATAGAACAATCGAATTCATCTGCCAATTCAGAATATTTCATAAGACCGTATTTTTCCTTTTTAATTATTTCAAATGGATCAACGGGAAAAGAATGTATTGAATATTGATCTAAAAATTCACATGCTTTTTTTAAGCAATAATCATATCTTGCATAATTTGGAATATTCAATCTTCATTTGCCTTCCTTCCCTTTTTCGCAAGAGAGTGAATCATATTTATTGCTAATTCTTGGTCGGAATCGGATAAATCCATTAGATCTCGAGCAGCCGATCTAATATTTAGTGGAAACTCGAATTCTTTTGAATGATTCATAATTTCCCCTGCTTTTTCATTTGGTGTGGACTCCCATCCCATTAAGTCGGCTGGGGTTGTTTCCAGTACTTTTGCAAGAGGTTCGAGTACGGTAATCGGAAGTTCCTTTATATCATCTTTTTCATATCTATAAATTGTAGCTCTATTTTTATTAAGTCTTTCTGCTACTTCATCAACGCTGAGATTCAGTTCTATTCTTCTATTTTTGATTCTCTGACCTATTGTCATTTTCATCACCATCCTTCTAAATGTATTATAACTCGTAAATCGCATATATGCAATAAATAGTTGCACAATGTGCGAAAAAAGTATTGACTTATGAAAGACGGTGATGTAATATACAATTAGTCGCATGAAATGCGAAAAATAAGGAGGTGAAAAAATGGTAAATGTAAATAAGTTAAAAGCAAAAATGGTGGAGCTTGGCGTAAACGTTGATGAGCTTTCAGGAAGAATTGGAATGGATAGAGCAACGTTTTATCGCAGACTTTCCGCTAATGGGCAGACGTTCCTTATTAAAGAAGCCGATGCTATTAGCAAAGAACTTGGAATGGCAAGAGAAGAAGTGAATGAAATTTTTTTTAGTCAATTTGTCGCATGAAATGCGAAAAAAGGAGAGCTATATGAATGAAGTGAAAATTTACAATTCAGAAGAGTTCGGTAATATCCGAACAGTAACTATTGATAATGAACCGTGGTTTGTTGGAAAAGATGTTGCGACAGCTCTTGGCTACGCAGACACATTCGGGGCATTGAAAAAGCATATTATGGACGAAGACAAGCTGGTCTGCCAAATTGACAGTGCAGGTCAAAAGAGAGATGTGACCGTAATCAACGAATCTGGCTTATATGCATTAATCTTTGGAAGTAAGTTAGAGTCAGCCAGGAGATTTAAGCACTGGGTAACAAGCGAAGTGCTTCCGGCAATTAGAAAGACAGGTTCTTATCAGATGTCAAAGCCAGAAGGGAAAGAGCTATTGGCAATGGCGGTACTGGAAGCACAGAAAACTATTGAACAGCAGAGTAATGAAATCGAGCGAATGAAACCTAAGGAAATATTTGCAGATGCGGTATCTACGAGCCATACATCCATTTTGATCGGAGACCTTGCGAAGCTACTGAAACAGAACGGTGTTGAGACAGGGCAGAAGAGACTCTTTGAATGGCTTAGAGAGAATAGCTACTTAATTAAAAGAAAAGGTGCTGATTGGAATATGCCAACTCAGAAAGCAATGGAGCTTGGATTATTTGAAGTTAAGGAAAGTACAGTGAATAATCCGGATGGTTCAGTCAGAATCAATAAGACAACCAAAGTGACAGGCAAAGGTCAGCAGTATTTTATCAACAAATTTTTAGCATAGGAGAATAGCCAATGAGATTATCAGAGTTAACGAATGAAATGCTTAGCGCTTACAAGTATCCAAATCTTATGGCAGAGGTAAAGGAGTCAACTTGTTCTATCTGTACGATTGCTGAACATATGGGGTTAGGAAGATATCGTAAAGAAGATGATTTGAAAGTGTGGAGTAAATTAACTGGGAGAGAAGAGATTCTTTGCGATGAAGCATTTGGTTTAGCTAGATTGTTTAATACAGGGATTGAATATTTATTTAGCCATGAATTAAATATCATTGATGGACAAACGGCGGCATATTGGAGATGGTTTGACTTTCATTCGGAAGCGCAAAGAAAGTCGGAGATATTTAAAGCAAGAAGTGAAATAATGAATGAATTGAAAGCAAAGCCATATTTATTAAAACTTATGAAAGAACTTGTTACATTAAACCGAGACCAATTACAAGAATTTATTGATTTAACAAAAAAAGATAAAAGAGAACCGCAACAAGTACAAACCATAATACATAACCTATAAAGAGGTGATGCAGTTTTGAAACATATATTTATTTTAAGACTTATACGAAAAGAAGATGGAAGTCTTATTTCTGAAAGAGATATGGATACTATGGCGGAAAAAGATAAGGATGAAGCCGTGAATGAGTTAAACGGGAATTCTGTTGGATATTTAGGATACCAGAAGTAGAAAACCGCTTAGGCGGTAGAAGGGAGGACAAGCATGAAAAGAAGAGGACCAAGAACAAAATGGCAGAGAATCATCAGGGAAACAATATTTGAGGTTCTGATCGGCGCCGCAATCGGACTTGCATTTGATGCAATGTTATTTATCTGGTTGCTTATGAGGTGAAGGAGGTGAGGACGTTGCAAGGAGAAATCAAAGAAGAGCACCCGTATAAGCCGGCAAGCTTTGGGCGCTCTGGAAATTAGTCAACTATATTATATGAGAAGAAAGGAAATTAGTCAAGGACAACTTTAATAATTTTGATGGCAGATCTTATGATCAGGAGATGTATATGGGATTGATTGAAAAGTAGAAAGGAAGGATTATAATGGCGAAATTTAATATTGAGGTAGAATTGGACTGGGTGGATGGAGAAGACGGATATACAATTGATGAAGAAATCAAGGAGCAAGTTGTTAGTGGTATTAAGGATGCACTTCTAAAAAAAGCAACAACAGAAGCTGTGGAAGCAGTTGATGATAAAATCGCAGAAAAGATTCTTGAAGCGGAAGGAACGATACAGGCAACCGTAGACCAGTTCGTTACGAATGTGTGTGAGGAGAAGATTGGAAAGATTATTATTCCGGAAAAGAAGAACACTTGGAGTGAAGAGGTGACGTATAAACCTCTGTCCGAGTATGTAGGAGAAAGGTTTGAATTGTTCCTTACAGAAAAGAGATACGATAGAGATGGATGCATTGCAAGCTATTCCAGTGATAGAAAATTATCAGCTGCCGATCTTCTTACGGGACAGTATCTGGAAAAGGAACTTGGAAAGAAGGTCGAAACCCTGATTGCAAGTGCTAAGAGGGAAGTAGAGGAATCTCTGATAAATTCGTTTGAGCAGAAACTGAAAGAGAACCTTGCGAAAGATACGATTGAGAAAATGAATATTCCGGAAGTGCTGAAAAGATTTAGTGAAATGGCTCTGGAAGAAAAATAGATGGAGAGAAAGCAATGTTAGTAGAGAAGAGCTCAAAAGAAGCATTGGAGTATTACATAAAAGGAAAACCTGTAACAGCACTCTGGATAGGTGAAGACGGCGGCATGAATGCAATGCCGTTGTCAGATATCCTTGATCGACCAGAGAATCACTTTCTGGTAGATGTGCCGGCAGTCGTAAATCCGGATTTTGAACAGGTCTGTTTCTTTGTAGTACGCTCTGCTTTGTAATTCTGGCGTGTTTCCTGCGATACTACTTTTTCTACATTCTGCCTATGTACTGGCTGTGCAGGCTGGGTCGCTTTCTTATCAGAAGCACCAGAAGATAACGGACGCTCTTTCACAACATTTGTCTTGACTGGTTCACTTGCTTTTGAAGTGGTCGCTGTGGCAGGACGTTTCACTTCCTGCATTTTTTCCGCACTCGGCTTTGGAATGGTTGAAGCTGTGACTGGTCGCTCATGGGGACGGGTAGCTCCCGTTGTCGCTGATCCGTCCGTCTTTCTTTGTCTTGCTTCTTGTGCCTTTTGAAGCTCCATACGTTTGTCAGCGATATTCTGTCTATGCTGTTCCTGCTTTTCCAAGCGTCCCGTCTGTCTGGACTGCTGTTCCTGCACCATGCCACGCTTGAAGTCTGATACGCTGGACTTTGCCTTTTCCTTTGCGGAATACACCGCATAAGCGGTCTGTGTCGGCATATCCTTGATATTTTCTTTGACAGCATTTGCCTTGTCTTTCACTTTATTTTTCGTATCTAAGACAGCACCCACCTTTGAGCCTGCACGCTGTCCCATGCTGGAAGTGGTATTGCCCCGATTTTCTTTAGAAGCCGTATTTTTTCTTTCGGCTCTCTTGCCAGCAACGGCACTTCCAGCTACCGCACCAGCCACACCACCCGAAATACCGCCAGCACTTACCGCCCTTGCAATACGGTGTTCCATACGCCTAGCCCTATGTCGCATAAACAGATACGGTCTGCGGAAAATTCTTCGTCCCATGCTTTGACTGTCGCCAGCATTAAGTGAGAACATACTCATTAAGTCGCCCAGTTTCATATAGATACCAGCAAAACACACTATCTGCAAGAACGCCACCATAAAGAACGGGTAGTCTGTGGAGATGTTATAAAACATACTGGAAATGCTAAATGCCACCGTTACAATGAGCGTTATTCCTGCCCGTGTCATTATGGTATTAAATACCCTTACGATTGCCTGCTTTGCCATGCTTTCATAGCTGGGTATCATGGATAGTAAAAAGCTGATAGGTAAAAACATTGCAAAGATAATAAAAAGTATCTGGCTAAATAACATCATGCCCGTAAGCAAAAATACAAATATCGTTATCCCCAAGTTAAAGAACAGCAGGAAGAACACCATGCCTAAACGGTTCACGACCTGCGGTATTGTCAGATTATTGTTGTCGTTATCCTCGATTTCTGTTTTCACGACTTCCTCTCTGGTCTTTCCGTCCTCGTCCTCTGGACTTGCTGATACAAGAGCTTCTACACGGTCTGTCCCGATTTCTTCTGCGTTGCTGTTCCCGAATTGCAGAAGTAGCCACGGCTGTTCCACTTGAATGGAAAATAGGCTGTCCCGTATCAAGTCCACGCTGTCCTTGCCCTCGCTGTCAGAGTTTGGGAGCATGATTTTTGTTCCCAAGTCAAGTGAAGCGGTACTGATGTCTGATGAAAACTCATTTATCTTTTTAATGTAATCGGGAGCGTAAGCAATAAACGAAGCGGACAGTACGAACACCACCACAAAGTTGATAACGGCGTGAAGTGCCTTGCTGGTTTCCCGTTTGATAAGTCCCGTATAGGCAACATAAAGTCCCACCACTAAGATAATGAGAAGCAGGAAACCAACATAGAAGCCAGAGCTGGAAAAACCGTTCTGTGTTACACCTGCAAGGGTCTGTATGCTCTTTCCGATACTGTCTGCCATATCGTTGATGAAGTCCAGTTTATAGGCTTCCTGCACCACATAGCCCGTTGCATTGCTTAAATAAAGGCTTATCGTCCAGACAAAATTAGTGATACAGTAAAGCCCGTACTGCACCGATTTTCCGATACCGTCCAGCCAGTTCCACGGAAGCCACGACCAGCTATTATCCACATAGAAATCAAGCTGGTAGTTGGAAAGGGGATATTTTGAGTAAAGATTTTCTGCGTTTATGGTATCGTCCACAAGTCCCGTCGCATGAGCCACCGTCCCCAGAAGTGAAAGCAGGATAAGGGAGAGTGCCACCACGAACAGAGCCATTTTGAGAAAGTGGAAAATCTTCTTTTTTGTGAACGCACCTTTTATCCTTTCTTTCAT